GGACGTCTGCTGTCCAAGACACAAATCCACATCCTTGTCCTCACTCAACGGATCGCGGTCTTCCTTGCGGTATTTGAGAAAGATACGAGTAATGGAATCGGCAAACGCCTTTCTGTTGGGTAGAACGTAGTCCATTATCTTTTGATGAGTGGAAAATCTGCCGTCTTTACAATGAAAGAACTAACGTTCAAGCAAGCACAAGCAAAATTAGTTGAACATCTTCGAGGGCCCGTGTTTGCAGCTCGCGAGGACGCAGAAACGACAAATATAGATATGATGGTGAAACTGAACCAAGCCGGCATTATAACCGTTGATTCCCAAGAGGGAATTATCGACGGAGACCTAAAAGAACGGGCCTACCTGCAATGCTTTGTTCCTCCGGATCTTGGAAGAAAGTTGATTGAAAAGATGAACAAGGGTGAGTTTCGTGCATGGGAAATCAAGCGACTCTCGGATGAAGACATGGACAAGTACTACGACACATCGGAAGTCATTCCAGTAACTACCTACGAGGGACGTCCGCAGACGCGTGCCATTGAAGCATATGCATTGAGCTCGTCGGACGTGGGTCTTTATAAGGGCGATGATGATCCGAACGATATGTACGATTTTTTCAATATATCGGAACCGAAAATGATGCTTTTATTGATGGATACTGTGTATGGCCGGCATGGTTCATCTGAAGGAGGGCTGTTTACTACCATACTGAAAACAATGCGTGGTGGGCGAAAAACTCGGCGGCGCAAACTCAAACAAACTCGCCGCAAGAAGTAATGGACCCCTTTACACGAAAAAATCACCGTATTTGGATGGTATCTTTTTATCTCTTCTTGATGGCCATCTTCCTTCATCTCCAACCGTCCGCCGCGTTTGGTCGCGAGGGGCGGATCCGTCCGTTTGGAACGGGTGACAAGGAGGCCACAATCTTTCCGGTCTGGGCATTCGTGTTTGTCATCTCTGTTGTCGCCTATTGCATGACCGTTTACTTTGCCCAATTCAAGTTTACATGATTTCATAGGTCTCGACAATATTCCGCAAGTCGTCCAGCATGCGTCCACGCTCGAGGTGGTGCGGCCGAACGTAGTCCTTACACTCCTCCAATGACTTCCACGCAATGCCCGAGATCTCTCGGCGCTGCATGTGAGTGAACTTTTGATTCAGATTCACTAGGCCGGGATTCTTGAGCAAGGCGATAAAGTACAGGTGCCGGTACTGGATATTGTTTAGGCCGACAAACGTCTCCTCGAGCACAATATTGTTGACCATCGTGTATGCCTCACGAGGGACATTGGTCTCCTCCACAAACTCACGGATTGCGCACTCGATATCGGACTCGGCACGTATCCGCCGGCCCTTGGGAAACCCCCACTCGGGTTCCTCGTAAGGGCTTTGATTTGCATTCACAATGCCCTGGATATCCAGCTGCATGAACTTGGCACGGGACTGCGTGTAATCAATCGACGTGTGGTCGTCGCCCCACAGCTGACGCCATAAAAGGTCAAATGGAATCGTCGTAATCATTTGCTGCTCGGCCTGGGTCATGTTGACAATCAACGTGCTGACATATTCCAGGTTGTTGGCATCGTACTTGCCACGCATAAACTCGGCAAAGCTCATACTGTCCTTCCTGCGAATCATAAGAATCTTTGACGTCGCAAAGGAGACCGGAAGGGACGGAGCGTCCAGCAACACGATTCCGCACGACAGAATCGGTTCGCTGCAGGATCGAAAGACATGGCCCTTCTCCCCGCAGTTGTTGCAATACATTGCCATTGGGATTACCTGTTTTATTGGAGTGATCGTTCGTTTTTCCATTACATTCATAATAAAGTTCCCTTGTAAGCATAAATGCAGGCCGCATATCCTCCTCCGCAAACTTCCTCGGGGTCATCCTATCTGTGGATAGGCATCGGTCTTTTGCTGCTGGTCGGTGTCGTCTACATCTACTTCAACTGGTCTGTGGTGGCATCCGTGTCAAGCTCCGTCATCCCGACTGCCGTGGATGGAACGTCCGGACAAAAGTTGGGAACTGGCAATTTCCCCTCGCACGGTTCGGATTACTCGATGCAGTACTGGATGTACATTGATAACTGGGACTACCGGTTCGGAGAAGACAAGTCGGTTGTTGTGCGGACAGATTCCACCAATGCCGCCATCATGAACCCGAACGTCTCGCTCGATCCCGTCAACAACAGCCTGAATATCGGCATCAGCATCTATTCGGGCGGATCGACCCAGGCATCGACGGATGCGTCAGGCGGCTCGACCGATGATCACTACACGTGTACCGTGGAGAACGTGCCCCTCCAGTCGTGGTTTGCAGTCAGTCTCACCGTCTTCCAGAAGAACGTCGACGTGTACATCAACGGCAAGCTGGTCAAGTCGTGCGTCCTGCCCGGCATCCCGAAGCCCGCTCTGGGTGAAGTTGTGATTGGTGCCGGAAAGGGCTTCTCTGGACTCGTGTGCGGTCTCGTGATTAACCCGGGCGCCCTCAGTCCCGCGGCGGCCGCCACCTTCTATGCTGCTGGAACCCCGTGCGCTTCCTCCACAACGTCCACCACAACGGCTGCCAAGGAGGGATGGACCTTCTTGGGATACACGTGGAGCTTCGGCGTTTACGACAGCGATGGAACCAACATTCTGACGGGCACCAAGTCTGCTGCGACAAACTAATGCATTTCTTTACACTGGAAACACATAATGCGTATTCTTTTAAAGTGCCCAACCCGGTCCCGACCTCAAAAAGCGATCTCGACACTCAAAAAGTATGTCGACATGGCCAATAGGAAGGATCTGTTGGGAATCTTGGTATCGTGTGATGCGGACGACACGAGCATGCTGAATGTCCGGGATGAGCTGACGGCAACCCTCCGGTCTGCTTCGTGGAGCAAGGTTGTGTATGGAAACAGCAAGTCCAAGATTGAGGCGTGCAATGCGGATATTGCCGACTGCGACTGGGAATGGGATATTGTCGTCTTGGTATCGGACGATATGCAGCCGCAAGTCCAGGGATACGACGATGCGATTCGCTCCTATATGATGGCATCCTTCCCGACAACCGATGGTATTCTGTGGTTCAACGATGGATTCCAGGGAACAAAGCTCAACACACTCACCATCTTTGGGCGGGCAATGTACAATTTCTTCGGATACTTGTACCATCCCGAGTACGTCAGCTTGTATTGCGATACGGAACTCACGGATCTGTGCCGGACAACCTTGAAGGACAAGACAATCTACATTCCGACATGCATTATTCGTCACGAACATCCGGCAACAGGATACGGAGGAAACGACGCGCTTTATGCGCACAACTCCAAGTTTTGGAACCAGGATATGCACACGTACATTCGTCGCAAGAACTACGCATACGACCTGTCGTTCTTAATCCCGACAATCCCGGGACGAGAAACCAGATTACAGACTTTGATTCAGTCGATTCAGGCTCGTTCGGGCGACTTGCGAGTGGAAATAAAAATCGATTTCGATAATCGGGAAGCAAGTATTGGTTCCAAGCGTCAGCGTTTGCTGCAAGGTGCCCAGGGCAAGTACTGTGTGTTTGTGGACGATGACGATGAGGTCACCGATGCGTACTTTGAAGATGTCCGGGCAACAATTGCGGGAGGATTCGACGTCATGCGGCTGCGTGGCCAGATTGGGCATCTCACGTTCACGCACAGTTTGTCCAACACGCTCACCATGCCGATGGCGATTGGCAACGAGTTCTTGCGTCCTCCAAACCACCTGAATCCCATGTTATCGGATATTGCAAAGAACGTTCCGTTCAAGGATGCCAAGCGCGGTGAAGATCTGGACTGGACAATCACCATGTCCAAGATGAACTTGCTTTCTACGGAATATCAGTCGGAGACCTCACGCATTCATTACATCTACAACATTCGTGCACCGGTTCCCGAAAACGCAATCGACTATCAAAGAACGAATACCTATGAAGATTTTCTAAAGTTGGTTTGGATTGGAGTGGGAGCACCGGCATCTGTTCCGCAGCAGTCGACTGGGCGCTTGCGTCTTGGACCGAAAGGCTTTGTTTCTAGATAGTAATGACGTGGATCATCGGAGTCCTTGGATTTTTGCTGATTGCTGGACTCGTGTACTGGTGGTACACATCGACAGGTGCCGACAAGGGGCGCGTAGTGATTCAAAGTACTGCATCTGGCAAGGAGACGGTCAAGTCGGGAGCAATCTTGCCGAGGTCCTTTAACCAACCAGAGGGTGCGGTGTTTACCTACACGTGCTGGTTTGTGGTGAATGATTATACGTTCAACTATGGCATGAAGCGCACCTTGTTCAACAAGGCGGATTGCCCCGGCGTCGCCCTGGACTCGACGTCGAATGGTCTGCTGATTACGATTGACACGTACGGCGCAAAGGAGACCATCCTGATCCCGAACCTTCCCGCCCAGAAGTGGATTCACCTCGCAGTCAGCGTGAATCAGTATGCAGTGGACGTCTTCATCAACGGTCTCATCCGCCAGCACCACACGCTGACGCAGCTGCCGAAACAGAATGAGGAGACGGTGACGGTTGGAGGAGACAGCGAGTGGGACGGCACGATTTCGGATCTCGTCTACTACAATCGGTCACTGACGGCAGCGGATCTGGACGCCCTGGTCAAGAACGTTCCTCCGAATCCGGTGACTGCGCCGGCAGGTCCGCCTTACTTTGGACTGACATGGTATACCGGTTAAAATATTGGTACTGTGACAAATGAGTGCCGGAGGTGCTAATTCATCGAATCTTTCAGGAATCACGAGTATGCGTTTGCGCGATGCGTCGGACAACACGGTGCAGACCCGCGTTCGTCTGGTGTATCAGACGTTTAATTCTTCCACAGGTGCCAACGCGTACCAGGGCCGCACGTTCAACCCGAACGGATACTATGACCAGTTTCTTGCCGGTACCAAGGAGTGTGCTGGATGCAGTGGCCTTCCCTACAGCCGCATTGCAACCATGAGTTTCCGCAATCCTGTGATGGTTGGTTAGAGCTTGTGAACCCGCTTGGTGAGATTGTTCTTTTCCGTCTTGCTCAACGGCGGAACATACGAAAAGAAGGACCTCATGAAATCCGGCGAGCTGCGGTCCTTGGACACCTGCTTAAAAACTTCCGAACGATGCTTCTTCATTTCAATCAATGTTTCCTGGTGACCCAAGCATTCCCTCGGCGTCAACAACGGAAACGTGCGGCCTTTGTCGTGGGTCGCGAGTTCTACCAGGCGATCCGCCACACACAAAATACGACTGACTTCGTCTGCATGGGCATCCGTGTAGAGGTAGGCAAAGAAGAACTGCAACAATGTCGGGATACTCGCCACCTTGATTCTGTCCCGCGTCATGTGGTAGCTGTGGCACGCCTGCGTCTCGTAAAAGGACATGGTGACATCTCCATGCTCCACCACATCGTGACGCGTAGGGAGAATCTCACTACCTTCCTTGACAGTGACCTTCTTGCCCTTGGTGAGCGTCTCAATCGTATCCTTGTTTGCCAGCAAAACCACCGGTGTCACCCATACCGTCTTTTCAGCATGTTGCGATGCAGCCGAGAATCCCATCAGAATCACATCATGGTGCTTGAGCATGCGAATGACATCCTTCTTCGTCCTCTCTTCCAAATCCTTGGGAAGCGGGAAATTGCCGGGGCAGGTCATGGGATGGTGCTTGTTGAGCAGCTGGAGACGCGTATACACCTTCTTCCAGCGAGACACATCGCCCTTGGGACGCGACAGCTCCAAGTACATGCTCATGCGCAGAAAGTTGGGCGTCACGTAATGGATGCCGCCATGGACGACATTCTCCTTCCACAGCTTCTCAAAGATGGGCTTGTCCATGTGGGTAATATCGGCAATACCGTGGAAATCCGCAAAGACCTTGAAGGTGCCCAAGTGCATACCCGGCTTGACTTCAATGTTGGGCAGATTCAACTTGACCAGCTGATCGGCAATCATCATGGCATGCTGCTGGGGTGTCTCGCTAAAGAAGTCGTAATCAGGAATTTCCGTGCTCGAGTCGTAAAACTGCTCGCTTTTCGGTAACAGGTTGTTGATTGCAGTTCCGCCATAGCACATGACACGGTGGTGCTTCAGAAACTCCTCCACGACCCCGAGCATTTTCTTGACTGCAGGGTCCGATGCCTCTTCCCGCTTGTTTTCGAGCTCAATCTCCTGGACCAAAGTTTCCAGCGTATCCATTGTAAGTATCTGATAAAAACGGATTCATAGTTTGTTTTTTTCCTTGACAGGCAGCAAGATGCCCCCATCTAAATACAACCTTCGCCGTCACCGCACGAACAAGACTACATGGGTCGAGGACAAGACCCTGAAGGCGGAGTCATCTTCATCCTCCTCCGAGGACGAGGACTACCAGGAGCCGACCGAGTCGGAAGAGGACGTGGATGAGAGCGTCGACGAGGAGGAGGAAGAGTCCGAGGAAGACGAGGAGACTCCCCAGATCACGCTCCCCAAGGGTGCCAAGGTGTCCGTCAAGCTGCACATTCATGCAGTGACGGGCGGCAAGAACTCCAACATCATCATCAAGACCAAGGACTCGGACACGGAGGATGAGTCCGGGTCCGAGGAGGAAGAGGAAGAGGAGGACGAGGACGCAGATGACGAGGACGACGACGAGGAGATGGTCGAGTACCTGCGCAACAAGTATGCTCCTGGCATGTCATCGCTCCGCCAGCGCCGTGCCCGCCGCCAGCGCAAGGAGAAGGAGGACCCGCCTGCTCTCGAGCTCAACGACGACGAGCAGGAGTACTACGAGGACCTTCCTCGTGCACAGCGCAAAGCTCTCAACGAGAAGATGAAGCGTCTCTCCAATCTCGTTGACGAGGGCGAGGTTCCGCTCAAGTTCCGCGTGCTGGACCTGGACATTCCCGACTCGACCAAGGCGTCCGTAATCAAGAAGATTGACATTCTCGACGAGATGGGTCTCGAGGGCGAGGGATTCAAGCTGCGCAACTGGGTCGAGTCGTTCCTGCGCATCCCCTTTGGCAAGACGGTGCCTCTTCCAGTGACACTCAAGGACGGCCCCGAGAACTGCGCAGCCTTCCTGTCCAAGACGACCGGGCTGCTGGACGAGGCAGTGTACGGCATGAACCCGGCCAAGACCCAAATCATGCAGATTCTGGCTCAGTGGATTGCGAGCCCGCAGTCGGTGGGCAACGTGATTGCTCTCAAGGGACCCATGGGTGTTGGCAAGACATCCTTTGCAAAGAACGGTGTTGCCAAGGTGCTCGGCCGCCCGTTCGAGTTCTTCAGTCTTGGTGGCTCGTCCGACAGCGCAAACTTTGTGGGCCACTCGTACACCTACGAGGGCTCGACGTGGGGTCGTATCGCAGACTCGCTCATGAATGCGCGGTGCATGAACCCGGTCCTGTACTTTGACGAGGTGGACAAGATCTCGACAACGTCGCACGGTGAGGAGATTGTGAGCATGCTGATTCACCTGACGGATCGCTCCCAGAACTCGCAATTCCACGACCGGTATTTCTCGGGCGTGGATTTCGATTTGAGTCAGTGTCTGTTTGTCTTCTCGTTCAACGACGAGACGAAGATCAATCCGATTCTGCGCGACCGCATGCAGGTCATCAACTGCACCGGCTACAGCGCCGAGGAGAAGAAGTCGATTGTGACGCAGTACGTCTGGCCGCAGATGATGGAGCGCATCCAGATTCCGAACCTGTCGATTGACGAGTCGGCCATCAAGTACATGATTAGCGAGTTCTCCTCCGAGGAGCAGGGTGTCCGCACTCTGATTCGCGCAGTCGAGACACTGGTTACGCGCATCAACCTCGTGCGCATCGCAGATGAGAAGACTGCAAAGTCATACTCCTTCTACCAGAAGATGACCTTCCCGATGACGATTGACGAAAAGACGGCGCGTCACATCCTGCAGGATACCGCCGTTCCCCAGAACGAAAGTCACCGTCACATGTACCTTTAAACATTCAACCACTGAAACGTAGACACCGGGATCTTCATCATGCGAGGCATGTTGTCCATGGTGGAAAACGAGCAAACCAGATTCTCACATCCATTGTCCGGAACACACCCCAAACAATACTCGATTGTCTTTGCCTGGAAGGAAAAGGGAAGTGCAATCATTTTTGGCTTGTACTTGCTGTCCATGCGCAGAACCGTGTGGAAGTACTTGCGAGGCGTAGAATACTCGACAAAGTGGAGCATACACCACACTTCGCCGGGGAACTGGACAGGACGGAACGCAACCGCCGACCCACGCAGATGCTGGAAGAACCAGGGCGTCGCATGCTCGGTATGGAAATCCAGATTCTTGTCAAGGATACGTCCCACACGCAGAGGGCGGTACGAGTAGATAATGTCATCCGTGCCATCCACTGCAAGCCAGTTCTTCTCGCACTCGGCATTGAGAGGCGAATCAATCATCTTGCATTCCGAATATGTTCCGCTCGTCGGATGGTACCTGCCCTGCATGATGCGGATCCTGTCCGTGTATCCCCAGCTGGTTGCCGTGAAGCACAACTCGTCCTGGGCGTTGTGGTACACACGCACGTCCTCGAGACCATGAATGTGAGCATTGGGGCGCGGCGTCAGACCCGTGGACGACTCGTGCATCTTCTGAAAGTTGATTCCGTCATACCACACATTCTCCGTCCGCACATGGTGATCGGCAGAGATATTGCCGTCCTTCTTCATGAGATAGGCACCGGTCTGCGGCTGGATCATATAGTTGACGAAACGCACATTCTGATGGATCTCGCCCTTGGACCGGTACAGTGCAACCGAGGTCGGATGAAAGTCCTCGCCCCAAATGTCCCACGACAGCGTGGTCGGATATACGGGCAGCTTGAGAGACTCAATGTAGAAAGGAAAGTTGTTGTACACATTCTGGACATTCGGCGCATCCTTCAGCATGTACTGCATCGACGTCTCACAGCCCTGGCGGATCTTGTCGAGGTAATACATCACAATCGTGGCCTCGTACTCAAACAGGTGCTTGTAGACATCCACCTCCACAAAGAGCGAATCTGTGGAAAGAGGAATCTGCTTGCCAAGCTGGATGTAGTGATATGCCTTGTAGTGCTGCCCCGACTCGCGGAAGTAGCGGGCCAGCTTGTAGATGGGCTCTGCGCGCGAAGGACGACGCTCGTGTGCCTTGAGCATCCACATCTCAAACTCGGGATATTGCTTCAGCTCCTTGTACGACTCGCCAATCATGTAGTGCGAATACCATACCTCCTCCTCCCATCCACCCGCATCAATCCGTCGCTGATAATTGGTAATTGCGCCCTGCCAATTGCCGATCGAATGGTAACTCTGGGCCAGGTAAAACATGTACCGCACATTGCCCGGCTCCTTCTCGAGTCCCTCCGTCAGCAGACGGATATCGCGCGTAAACTTGTCCGACTTGCATCCGCCATCGTTGCGGTCGTCAATGAAGCAAACGCTCTTGGCCATTGCCGTCGAAGGGCCGTCCCAGTACTCGTGCGTGACACCGGTACACTTCCAGTCGAAATCCATGCGGACCAGGCGCGTGTTGGGGTACTCGAGGCTGCCATTGCACTGAACAACCGTGTATCCCACCTCGGTCAACGTCTGCTGCTTGAGCGATCCCGGGACAAACACCATGTCGGCATCCAGCAAAAGTCCATACGTGTCCTTGAGATCCCACCCGGTGGTGCGGAGATACGTCTGCGCGGCCTTGAATGTCTCTGTGCGGTTGAACCCAAAGTTCTGCCACGGCACCTCGGCCAGGTGACCATCGTGGGTCTTGAGAAAGTCACGGACAATCTCGCATGTATTGTCGGTCGATCCAGTATCACATACGCAAAATGCATCCACGAGCGACTCCACAGCTTCCAGGCAGCGACGAATGATTGCAGACTCATTCTTGACCATAAGAACCAGAACGAGCTTCATATTGCGTCGATTTAAGTAGAACTAACCTCCTTTCTCTAAACAAAAGATGAGCACGGACTTTGTAAAGCAAACGCTTCGTGAAAATCTTGCTCGCACGCTGGTTCCCCACGTGTCGGATGGCTTGTGGAGTATCTATGATAACGCCAAGACTGCGGCCGAGCGCAACAAGCAGCCCGACCAGATTCTCAAGACGTTCCAGAATCTGCTGACGCGTGTTCCCGAGTGGAAGGAGGATGTGCTGACGACAGAGGTCGATCGCATCATCAAGGTCAGCAAGTGCGATTACATTGAGGACCTTTTGCTCGGTGTGTTTGTCAGCTACATTCGTGCCTTTGCGACTCTGCAGCAGGCGGACACTACGCACGTCGATATTGATTTCACACGCCCGTCGGTCAACACCTTTGTGCACGCCCTCTACAAGGCATCTGCCCGTCAGTGCTGGACGAATGCGTATCTGTTCAAGACGGTGGGTGTGCCGTCCGAGCAGCAGGCCCGCAACCGTCGCGATATCGAGACGCTGGTGGGTAACTGTATGAATGACGTGATTGACAGCTTCATTCCCTGGAAGACAATCAGCAAGGCGTACTTCCAGTCGCCGGCCCCGACACCTGCTCGCCCCGGCACGCCGATCCCTCCTCCGGTTCCGGAGCCGATCCCCGAGGTCAAGTTTGGCGAGAACGAGACCCGCGAGTTCACCTCGTCCGAGTCGGATGATGAGGAGGCGCCTGCCATTCAGCTGGGCGAGGATGTTACGCTGGGCGACGACGACTTTGAGGAGGACGATGCAAAGTCGACGGGCTCTGTTCACCTGGAGGAACCCAAGGAATCCATCAAGCTGGCCATGTAGTGCGTTTGGCATGTGTGAACAAAACAACCCAAACAACAACAAATGCCGTCCGAACTTCAGACATATGGCACCATCTTTGCAATTGTCGTGATTGCGTCTGTCGTTCTGTATATGCTGGATCGTCGCAGCAAGGGTGAGTCGATTGTGTGGACCGATGCGTTCAAGATTGGGGGAGGCGCGGCGACCCTCACGGGTGGCATTTTGTATTCCATGCTGACTCCCGAGAGCGCCGCAGATGTTGCAGAGCCCTTCGCAATGGTCCAGGATATGTTTGTTGGCAAGCCTGGGTTTTAAGTTTTTTCCTTCGTTAAGAGCATACAAAATGTTCTACAAGTTGCTCCTGTCCGCTGCGCTCTTCTACTTCCTCCTCCCGGGCGTGCTGGTGCGTCTCCCCCCGGGCGGCTCGACGATGACGGTCAATGTCACGCACGCGGTCGTGTTTGCCGTCGTCAGCCACTTTGCCTGGCGTATCCTGAAGAAGTAAACTAGGGTTCCACCACCAAGAACGTGCACTCCACGGGAACCTTCGGAACAATGAATGCCTTGAGCTTTGAGATTTCGCGGCGCGGAATACCGTTCTGGCAATGACGGGCAATCGCCTTGTACAAATCAAAATCATGATACCTGTCGTGGTTATCATGCGAAGCTCTATACAAAACAGACGACCCATCCGGAACCGTCATCCAGTGTTTGAACATCTCAAACAGCGGATGATCGTAGGCATGATCGGGTCCCTCCGGAAACATGTCCCAAAACACACTCGTTGCAAACCGTGTCAAGTCGAAGGATGCCGACAACGGAATACGCGGGTGCTTGCTGTTGTAGAACGGCTCAATATTGTACTGCCCCGCCGCCTCCTCGTCCTCCTGGAACTGGCTGCTCAAGAAGAAGCGCGGATCCTTCATGCCCGTCAGCCGCACAGACAGGCCGGCGCGGTCAAAGTCAATCACCTTGATCAGCACGCCATACGTCGGGATACAGTAGCACTGACCGCCAACCTTGTAGTACAAGTGCGTCTGCGTCGTGGAAATGTACATGACGTTGTTTCCATGCAAATCGTTGTGCACGAATCCAAACATGCGCTGGGCAAACGCCAGTGCCATCATCAGCTGCGCGACAAATGCAGTCTGGTGCTGAACATCCGTATCCTTCTCAATGAGACCGTAGAAGGTTCCCTCGCACTTTTCCATGACAGTCGTCAGCACCGGCACATCCTTGAACGTGGCCCACGCAAACGGCTCCTCGTCGTCATCGTCATCTTCCTCCTCTTCCTCATCGTCATCCTCGTCTTCAAAGTCTGCACACTGGCATGATTCAATGTCATACACATCCTCTTCATATGTGGAATCATCTGCTTCCGAGGTATGCTCGCTCAACTCGTACTCTTCCAGCAACTCTGCGTCCGTAGGATTCTCCACGTGATCTGCTGCAACATCCTCGACGTCCAGCTCCGTCTCTTCGCCCAGCATCAGACCAGCACGCTGTCCACGTGTGTGCGTGAACGTCTCCCCCGACACGGGACGCATCTTGAGATCAAACGTCTTGCCCACATTGTCGATAAACCATTTTCTGTCATGGATGTCCTCGTAATCGTCGGAGATGTCCAGCGTGTGCTCCTTGGCAAGTGCGGCATAGACTCCATAGACGGCAGGGAAGTGGCTGCATCCCGAAAGGGAGAGGACGGACGACGCCAGGGCTCCCACGTACGCGGCGGTATGCGGGCTCTGGAGACGACTGGCAATATCCTTGGCAACATCCGACGGCTTGGGAAGATCGGGAGACACGTACTCGCCCTTGATGGTCTTGAAGGGGCTCAAGAGCATAGTGGTCTTGCGATGAATCTCCAACTTGCGGCGCTTGGATGTCACGATGGTCGACTCGGACTCAATGCTCTCCACCTCTTCAGGAAACCGGATTCCGTACTCGGACATGGATGTCAATCGTTCCGTCTTGAACAAATGTTCGAGGGGCGGGAAGAAGGGCTGGGCGCCGACCATTTTCCACTGCGACGCGTCCAGCTTGGTCGGGCGATGCAGCCGTAGCTCGATTTGCTGGGTTCGCAGTTCCTTGACCATTATATGAAACAGGGGGTGAAGAAACCGAGTAAGTTTGCGCAAAAGAAAAGAACTCTCTCCAAACAAGGGATGAACTTTAATCTCCAGAAGTTTGACATCAATATGCTGAAGGAACGGTGTGGGATTGATTCAAGAAAAAGTCCAATGATTGTCGTCATTGGAAAGAAGGATACCGGCAAGTCCTTCTTGGTGCGCGATATCCTTTATGAGGCGCAACACTCGTTTCCCGTCGGAACCGTGATTTCCGGCACGGAGGTTGCCAACGAGTTCTTTCAGCATATGGTTCCGTCCAAGTTCATTCACGACAAGTACAGCCCTGGCATTGTGATGAACGTCATCAAGCGCCAGATGAACATCAAGCAAAAACGTAACCTTGAAAAGAACAGTCGCGGCGGCAACTCCAACATGGACCCACGCGCATTCCTGATTCTCGACGACTGCCTGTATGATGCCAGCTGGATCAAGGAGGAGTCCACGCGTTACGTGTTTATGAACGGCCGTCACATTGACTTGATGACCATCATTACCATGCAGTATCCGCTCGGTATTACGCCCAACTTGCGCACCAACGTGGACTTTGTGTTCATTTTGCGTGAGAATATCCTGGGTAATCGTCGCAGAATTTACGAGAATTACGCGGGTATGTTTCCGACGTTTGAGATGTTTTGTACATTTATGGACCAATGCACGGAGAATTTCGAGTGCCTGGTGATTTGTAACAACGTGTCGTCCAACAAGCTGGAGGACCAGGTGTTTTGGTACAAGGCATCGGACCACCCACCGTTCAAGATGTGCGATGCCTCGTTATGGACAGACAACCGCCCGTTCCACTCTGCAATCCTGGCAGCAGATGAGTACTCTGCAGGCGCTGTCATGAAGAAGAACGCGGGCCCTTCTGTTTGGGTCCGGAAGAGCGGCGACCAGTCTTCCTAGACGTCTTCTGGCGGCGAAAGGTCCCCTTACGACGCTTGCCGCCCTTTGTCCGCCCGATTGTAGGCGGCCCGGGAAGAACTTCTGCTGCCTTTTTGCGTTCTATTTCAATAGTTTCCGGACGCAATCCCGGATACATAGTGGGGGCCGGTTTCTCGGGCAGTTTTTCAAGGTCAGATACATTGACTACGTGCGGCGTGCTCGTATCGAAATTCTTAATCAGACTTTCGAGGAGCTCTGTATCAACGTTATACGGATAGGGTTTTTCTGGCTTCGGAGGAGGGTTTTTACCCACATTTTCCGGAAGTTTATAACCCGGGGGAGGACTTAACAAGCTGCTGATATCGTCTTCTTTGGTGGCTACAGTCAATGAACGGGGACTTGCACCCATAGGGCTACTTCTTAACGGACTTCCCGGTGGAGGAGTCTTGGATGCCATTACATAGATTTAAACAATTTTTTGTGTTGGAACTACGAAAGGAATTGTTTGTTCTGCAGAAAGTACACGTGGCCAATACTGGCAATGAAATATAGGAACGTCAACTGCTCCATAAAGAACCACACGTAATTCTCCCAATACCTTCAAGTAGTTTCCTACAGCATCCAGTGTAATGGCATTCTCACCAGATGGAATGTAATTGTCAGTCGTAAACATTTCACTTGCCCTACTACGACTTCTTGCCTCCCAGTCATCTGGAATCACAAATCGTCCAAGAATCGACGGAGTCAGTCGACGCGTCATAAAAGCGTGTTTTATGATTGGATTGACCTGGATCATCCACTCTCCTTCATACGAATACACAATCTGCCCATCGTACGGGCTGCGCAATGTAATCAAAAGATCGCCTTCGGACGGAGGTCCAAATCCAGATGAGTTTATAACGTAACATTTAAGAGGATGTGTATGCAATCCATAGTCGAGGTCGGAAGGTGATACTTTGGGAATACTGCTTTTTACCATGGGGGCATAACACTGGTCGCCTCGAAACTTATACAGTCCTTCGTACGGTCGTGCGGGTTCGGTATCGTCTGGTTGTGGTGCACGTGTATCCAACGGTAAATTGACAGGATTTATAGCAGAACGAAACGTCATGACACCCCCTACTTCATGTTGTCTTTCCAAAACATTACCCGAACCTATTATGGGTGTTTTGTCAATTCCATTAATGAAATGAGAGTTGCGTATTTCAATTTTTTTCGTGTTCAAGAATCCACTTTTCTTGAATTCCTCAAGAATCCTCGAGGAATATCCAGATATGAAACGAATGCCTTGCGGCTTAAACCCCAACGGAGTAGTTTCTTCTCGTCCAGTGATGGCAAACGGGTTGCCATACGGCAAGATTGCCGAGTCAGTTTCTGACTGTTCGTTCGTCATGGTATAAATGCAGTTTGGAAACACAAACGCACCATCCGTTTGTTGCTGTAAGCGCCTCTTCTCTTCCAACTCACTGCCTTCTTTGCCAAAGTAGTCAATGCCAACCCATGTAACCGTTGTACTACGCGTGTCTTCAAAAGCAGTGAGAATTGCAGAGTCATCGTCTGTATTGATGTTTAAACTTATGTACTTGTACAACTTTGAAAAGAGATATGTGTTCAACATTTCTCCAGCCGATCGTCCGTTTAGGCGGTATAACTCCTTCAGTAACGGTTTTGCGTCATGGCATCGGGTAAGTCCGTAATATTCGTGTACAACTGTATCATTTACAACACCTGTCACCAAGTGACGAAGTATAATAGGAAACGTTTTTGTATGGTCGTGTTTCATCATGAGAAAGCAGACAATACGATATTGGCAACTTCCGTGTGTATACGTACCAATTGGTGTCTCTGCAAGCCTGTCGGTAGCTGAACCGATTCTCTCTGCAACGATTCCAGGTGTCATAATAAAAAAGTTAACAAATACAGCTTGTTCATATACATCCGGTGTCTTACAATCCATACAAACGGATATATTAGGAGGGGGGACATATCCCGGTAAAACCGTAATCTTACCCGGGGAAGCTGCAGCAGCACCAGCCATTACTTTACCGTCGAGAATTAAATGGACCAATGAGTCCGTCTGTTTTGACGGAGATATTGGGCTATAATGTTAGTATGTTGTTTAATCGCGGATCGCGCCCTCCGTCGGGTGAACCGGCTTCGACGCATCCTCCAGCGCCTTCTGCTCTGCATTCTCCTTGCGACGCTTCTCATTCTCCGCCTTCTGCTTCTTGATGCTCTCATCGCGCTGCTCGGCAAAGAACATCTCCTTGTTCGCCTCGTTCTCCTTGTAGCGACGCATCAGCTCGTTCAGCTCCTGCTCGGCATACTCCACCTCGGGCATCAGGTGCTCGGAAGGGTCCCACGGCAGCCACGCACCGACCTTGCCAATGTACAGGTTGTCCTTCGGGTAACGGCGCTGAAGGATCTTGGCAAACATCTGGGTCTCCTCCACCGACGCGAAGCAGCGACGCACCTTGACACCACGCATGTTCGTCTTGAACTCGACGCTGTTGTCGAAACGCTCCTGCAGGTCCTTCTCGTTCTTGAGGAGAAACACCTGGAACTGCTCCTTCACGTCCGTCTCCTTGATCTCCTTGCTGCGGACCTTGGCAAACTCCTCGGCGTCCTTGAGCAGGTCGTCAATCTTGAGCGAGTACTTCTTCGACAGGAACGACATGAAGTGCTCGAGGCCCTTGATCTTCCAGTCGTAGTCCATCCACTTGATAAACTCCTCAAACATGAAATGATCCTTCTGCTTAATCACCTTCTCCGGGCTGATGAAGGAAATGATGCAGTACTTCTGCGTAGGAACCTCCGGATCCTCGTCCAGGTAGTCCACGCGCTCTCCATCCTCCTCCTTGGGCAGTGTTGTCGTCTGGGGCATTCTACTTGCTTCTTGTCAGACAACTGAAAATACCTTTTTGTGACGCATCAAATAAAGATGTATTCGATTGTCACTTCCTCGGTGCTGATGTTTGTGCTCACGCCCGGAATCCTGATTCCTGCCTTTATCGGCGCGTTCTGGGCTGCGATCGTCCACGCTGTCGTGTTTTACATTGTGCTCGTGTATGCGTCTGCCTTCATCCCCTGGTGGGTCGTGTGGGTCGCTGCAGCAGTGGGCATCTTCCTCCACTTCCGCTCTGCGCCTGCTGTGACGGGAGGACGGCGATGAAAACACGAATCTTTTACTTCTAGAATACAATGGAACCGAAAGACTACCTGCGCAAAAAGCAGATACGGAATGTTCAATCCAATCGCGAAGCTGATGTGAAGGGATCCATAGCTTACTTTGAAGAACTTAAACGGAACAAACAAGCGTCCATGGATCACTATGATGCTCTCAAACAATTGGTCAACAAGCACAATGACCTGCTTAAAGTCGGCAAGGGAAAGAGTCGCCGGCGCCGCCACAAGAGACGTCATACTCGTCGTTCATGAAAACGGAAACAACCGGATAAATTGTAATTTGTTGCAAGAATGTCCAACTGGCAAATGATCAAGGTTTCGAATGAGAAGTATGTTCTCCGCAAGTACGTCGTCCATCCCACACTCGAGCACGTATACTCCATGATTGCGCACCCTACGCATCCGGGTCCTCTGACGTACGAGGAGGCAAAGGACGCACTGCTGACATGGGCTATATTCAAGGTTGTCGAGATCTATGACGGCGGCGACACGTCACCGTCCAGGTATGTCATTCGAAACAGCTTCTACTACGAAAAGAAGTATAACAAGATTGCAGCTCATCCACTCTATACAGGTTACTATTCATTGAAGGAGGCGCGTACCATCCTCTCGGACATCGGATGTATTAGCGAAGCATACTTCCAATCGTGGTCGGATCGTACACTTGCGGACGATAATTGACGAGTAACGGCGGACGGTGTGCAGCAAGTCCCTTGGGGTTCTGTTTGACCCAGGAAATCAATAGATATTTTTCATTGACAGGCCATACTTGGAACCCTGCTTCTTTCAAAGTTGCAATCAAGTACTCCCTCGCCTCGCTCATTTGGAACAACGGGTATCCAAACACAAACGACGGAATCTCAAACACAGTATAGGGCGCGTCCTTGGACACGATGGCTTGCTTGCGGATTTGTCCATAGAGGCGAGAGAGGACAGGGCGCATGGCAGACATGCGACGTTCTTTGCGTTCTTCTTGTTCATCCCATACATCACGCGCTTTCAGCATCCTTGTTCTGAACTACTAATAATGTTTCGCTCAATTGCACTTGGTGGAGGAGGTGTTCGTGGTGGAATTATGGTAGGAGGACTCGCAGCACTCGAGAAAACACAACCGCTGGTTTTTCCAGATGGAATCTACGGGTGCTCCGTGGGCTCCATTCTCGCAACCGCCGTTGCCTTCAATCTTCCCATTGCAGAGATTCGAACCATGTTTGACAATGACTTTTCAATGTCAAGCATGATGCCTTCAATTGGCATCAACTCTCTGTTTGGTTTTTCCTCCAAGAAGGGCCTGTACTCCATGGACATGATGGGCACGTCCCTTCTCAAGATCTTCAAGAAGAATGGAATCGATATCGAGAACAAGACCATTGCCGATGCCCCGCAGAAGCTCTACATATTGGCGTCGAATATGACGACCCGAAAACCGGTTTTTCTGACGGGCGATGTCCCAATTATTGACGCCATCAAGTGTTCGTGCTGCCTCCCTGGTCTTTTTCATCCACAGATTCTGTACAACAACGTCTATATGGACGGTGCAATTCTTGTTCACAACATCCACACGGTTGTCCCGCAAAATTGCTTGGTATTTCACATTTGTCGTGGCGAGCTCAACTTGTTTCCCAAACAGGTGGAGTCCATGACGATCTTGGAACTATTTGGAACCATCTACGAGTCGTCACGCACAACTGTTTTGCCCACCAATGTCATCAGCTTCAAGAATGACAAGATTGCAATCTTGCAAGAACTGACACCTGCCATCAAGAAGGAGATGTTTGACTATGGGCTCTCAACCGCTAGTCGGTTCCTTGCCAAGCGAGCTGCGGAGGAACTCAAGTAACGCCTCCTTGGTCATCTTGCCCTTGTAATCCTGTATGCCGCCCGACGTCTCCAGCTTCACGGTCGGGTATCCCTCGATGCCATATGTGGAGCACTGTGCCTTTTCCTTCTCGCAATCGACCTTGACACCCTCGACCTTGGTGCTGCCGAACGTTGCGGGCAGGTCAAGCGAGTCCCACTCGGGCTGGGCCTTCTTGGAGAAGCCGCACCAATCCGTGTAGAAAAAGTACAGACGCGCCGTGTTGGGCAGTGTCTCGCGGACCGGCGCACGGAGCATAGGTTTCCAGTAAAACTTGTACACAATCAACCCGAGGGCAACGAGGGCGAGGACTTGCCACCACATTGTTGAAAGAGGTGAGAAATTCTACGCTGCCTTTCGAACCAGAGTCGATAGGCCTCTCGGGACGAAACTCCCTCCTTGATTTGGATCCACGCAATATCCGTGGTCATGCGCTCGGGTTCGTACGGTTTCGGAGTTATCATCTGCCACACGCCCTGGTAGCGAACCAAAAACGAACTCATCTATCTTCTTACAAGAGTCACAAAGGTAAATGGAAGTCTTTCTTCGTACCTTCGCTGCCGTCACTGCAAACTATGCCGTCCACTATGCGTCGATCAAGCTGTACGATGCCATGTGTGTCCCTTCGACCGTCTGGGATATTCCGATGGGCTTCGTCACTGCCGCGAGCCCCATGTGCACAACCATGTTGTCGGTTGCGACACATACACAGAGTGCCTATGCCACCATTGTAACCGCATCCATCGCGACCGGCGTCGGCTCGTACCTGACACGCATCTAGAAATAATGTGTGGGTGTAGGACATACCCGCAACTTGATGGTGAAACCTTTGCAAATGCTCGCATCGAGGGCATTGCAAACTCAAGAGCGCGTACTTCCGCATTTAATACGTCTTCAACATGGATTCATGACCGAAACAAGCCTTGATCAAACCCAACAGCTCATAAACCAAATGCAAGAGATGCTGCGTGAAATGCGCGTTGCACTCCATGCGCCACCGAAGATGGATTTAAAAAATGATAATGATGTTGTTCCAGTTTCACAGCTCAAATAACCTACACACGCAGACCGCCGCTGGGGAAGCCGACCAGTCCAGCGCCGATACCGAAACCAGCACCCGTGCGGGCCGAGGCACCCACGCTCGGGGCATAGATGTCCAGGATGGCAAAGGTGGCCGTCGCGACGAGGGCAATCATGCCAATCTCCTGGGGCTTCATCGTCTTGCCCGGGAGAACGTACGCGGCAATCGCCACGGCGAGACCCTCCAGGAAGTACTTGACGACGCGCGTCAACAGATCGCTCACATCGAAACCAGGGGCAGTGGGCTTGGGCTTGGACTCCATTTTTATTCTTTAACGCTGGAGATTTTTCTGCAGGTACCTGATGATTGAAGTTTATCCATAACTTAATTCAGTCATAGGGGTTACCTTTTTACTCATCATAACTCGCAGCTTTGTCAGTTTAGACTTTAACTCGTCTGTCAAAGGTGTTTTGAGTTGCGAGTTTGCTGTTGGTTTCATAGTAAACAGATTTACCGTATATACAGAACCATTACCATACGTTCCTTTTGATAAGAATACAAGAAGTGGTGGATGTTTTCCCGTTATAACTTTTGACTCATAACAATCATCCAATAGTGAGGGATTGCGGTCGTTCCACATGCGAAGTCCGGCGTTTCTACCGATTTCATCATATATGTCACTGCCGATTGGTCGTAGCTGCATTTGAAAAATATATGCGTTTAGTGGTGATGTTTCCGTTTTACCGTCTTGCGGACTGACTTGCGACGAGTGTGACGGCGACGCTTGTGACGAGTCCGGCGACTGTTGCCCGTGCGGTGGACGCTTGTCGATGCCATCTCCACAGGTTTGCTCTTTAACTTTTCAAGGGCCTCGGCTGCCTCATGGATCTTCTCGTCTTCTGATTTCACGCCGGGTTTGGAAATGGTCCGGATATTTGCGTAACTCTTGAGCGTATCGACCGCTTCATCCTCTTCAGACTTTGGCATTTATTACTATGTAAAGTGTAATAATGGACCCCTACACGATCGCAAGGGCGATTGTTGAACGCCATTTGCGCGACACATATCCTGGCCCAGATGGGAAAGCAGCATATGTTGCAGCATTGAACCGCGATCTCGACACGTTGATTCGTCGTGGCCAGGACGGCGGTATCGTGGGACTCGCAATGTTCTTGCGCGTTCTCAAAGAAAAAGGTGCCGATGTTGAACCCGTTGTAAACAAGATTCGTGCCTACCTGGATGCCATGACATCCGCACCGCCTGCCGCAGGTCGCAGGCGCAAGACCCGTCGTCGCCACAAGTAAAAATTGGGTTTTGTTGTTGTTCTGCTGCTTCACGCCTTCTGGATGATGGAGCGCTGGAGCAGCGTGCAGGCGGCATCCCACACGATCTCGTCGCATCCGCCCGCCGTGTCGTCGAATGTGGAGAGGCTCTCGTCGCCCTCCTGATGGAAGGAGTCGCCGTCCTTGAGGTACTTGATGACGCGGAGCAGGAAGGTCTTCCACTTCAGACTGCCCATTTCGCCGAGGACTTCGCGCGCAGCCTTCGGGTACTCCTCGCACAGCGGGTCGTAGCAGTCATCGAGGATGATGGCGATGTTGTCGACCATGTCGTTGTCGACAAGCGCCTGCCACTTGGCGTTGGTGGGCGCCAGCTTGCGCACCTCGCCGATGATGTCGAAGGACCGGACATCGCTCTCGCGAACGGCATGGAGACTCTTGACGAGCTCCCCGATGGACATTTCGTAGTAACGAAGCTGCTGACCCATGTCGGGCGGTGCAGTGATGAGGACGGCGCGCGCACGCATGGTCTCGCCGTTGATCTGGTTGAGGAGATTAGTGTAGGTAGACATGGAATTAGAGTTCATCTTGTTTGGGTGCTCTATCCTCTTTGACCGTCCAAATTTCCGTTTTCGCCCTAGGTAGTTCCGTTAGGACACTTGCAGCTGTTTGAGTCCGCATCATATTCACTACCTTGATCCGCACATGCTTGACGAATAGCACTAGCTGTACTAGCTGCAGGTGCCGCACACATTCTTTCGCGTGGGCGTGTCAGCAAAAAGACCGCAAAGAGTACCACTGCGACATAAATCCACTTTGTGTGACGCATTGTTATAGACAGAGTTTAAAGTTATGAAGCTACTGTAGAGCAATGGACGGGTTTGAAGCAAACTTTCAGGCACTGTCTGATCAGGATCGTCGTCAGAAGCTGGACAACATTCTTGGCTTCTTGCGTCAGCACAATGCGGTGCCCCAGGCAGATGCGTTCCAGGAGTTGAGGAACTGCTACCCTACTTTCTTGCCTTTCCCGACAGAGGAGCGGAAGCTACGCGAATTGGTGGCATGGACCAAAATAGCATCTCATCTGAAACATCCCGCTGTCCGTCAAATCGTGCAGCAGGGCTGATGTGTGCAACAATACCGGTCGGTGTGCGGCTTATGACCGCATCACCTCGATAATCCCTTTGCAATGCATCTACGATATCCACGATGTTTTCGCCCATGTATGGGAAAAACGTTTTCGGCGACTTGTCCGTGAGCATCCGGTCAATGTGATACGAGATGGATTGGATAAGCCGGCGGTCTGTCATTACATCGTCGCTAGGAAAGTATCTTGTGCGCCCTCAATCTGCTGAACGCGGTATCCCATCTTGCGGAAAGTATCCAGGAGTTCCGTGCGAATCTGAATGGCAGGAACGCCCTCGGCCTCCTTCCACGCTCCCCAACTCTCAAACAGAATGGGAGGATATCCCGACGCACGCAGTGTCTCTTGCGCACCTAGCAGCACCTCCTTTTCGAATCCCTCAACATCCATCTTGATGAACCCAATGTTGGACAGATTGTACGAATCCAGCGTGCGAATCTCAACCTGGATCTTGCTGGTATTCTCCTCCTCCTTCAGCTTCTTGACACCATTGCCTCCTCCATCCTCGGAGCGGACAATGAGTGGCAGCAGATCAGGCTTGTCGCCAAGACCAATCGGGATCGGCGTGATCTTGTCCGTCAAATTGTGCAGTGCGACATTTGCTGCCAAGTAGCAAAACACCTTGGGATTGCACTCGAACGCATACGTGTGCTCGAACTTGGGAGCAAGCGACCAGGCATAGGTTCCCACATGGGCGCCAATATCCAGAAACACCTTGGACGGATCCGCAAACTGTGCGGCCCAGTCAATCACTCCGCGCTCGGCAATTCCCGACTCGTAGAACCACTTTGCAACTCCCCTCTCCGGGAAAAACATCGTCTTGCGTCCATGAAGATTTGCGGGAAGCTCGAGCATGGTCGGATGGTCAGAAGACGCACTGCCCTCTGCGAAAAAGTACATTACTATTCCATGGATTCCGTCTGAAAACGGATTTTAGAATCTGAAAGAAAACCAAGAGTCCCCGACAGACAACATGAACCTCACCAAGCAAGACAATGAGCACGTGGTTGACTACTTCTACCGCATCTGGGGAAATGCACCCAAGTGGTGCGAAGAAATCACCGACGAGACACAAATTCCCGAAGAAGGTCCTGTGCGCGACGCATGGAAAATGTACAGAGACATTGCGAAACTTCCGTGGGATGAGTTGGTCGAGGACTTTGCAGATGCCAGACATGACCCCATGCAGTTCCAACATGACAAACAGGGCGCATACTGCCGTGCGTGGCTTCGGATTGCGTATGCCGAGAAGGAGCGCCGCGCTGCCAAGTGGGAGGAACGCAATCTCCTCTGTGGACCAGCATGCGTGTGCGCGCGCTGCCAGCCGGTGCTTGTAAAGCCCGCAGACAATTGAAAAATTGGTTTGTGTGCTCTTCTCTCTTCTATATTTTTTTTTACTTCATCGTGGCCATGACCTTGGCAAGAACTTGCGGGTAGACGCGCAGGTACTCCTTGGCCCACTTCGGCATCGGCTTGAAGGCGGGCAGGTTCTTGTAGGTCTCCAGCACCTTCTCGTCCATCTCCGCCGTCCGCTCGATAACATGCTTCTTCGCAGCGTCCGGTGTCATCATATGTGTGTGCATGTCATCTCCCTCTTGCGCGATCTGCTTCATGATCTTCATTGTCCACGCCAACGAAACACTGGTGTGCTCCATGTAGCGAAGATTCTGACAGATCTTCTCAAACTCCACGTCCATCACAAACGAGTAGTCGGCGTGAACCGGCGACTCCTTGATGTACGTCCACTTGTCTGCCTTGTCGATTGCCTGTTCTGCGTCCTGGAGCATCTTGATCTCCTCCTCGTCAAATCCAAGAGTAGAATAGTTGTAGGGCATTTTGGTCTTTGGGGGCACAACTTCTTCCTTGGCCGTCCAAATTTCCGTTTTCGGTCAAAACGAAGATTCTGTAAGCAACATCTTTTGTTTGTATGGAGTGCCTTCACGAATCTACTGAAGTTGATCATGGCGAGAACACATGCATGTGCTGTGGAACCATCCTGGGCAGCCACATTGACGAGGGCGCAGAGTGGCGCATGTACGAGTCGACCGATGCGGACCCTTCGCGAACCGGCGGTGTGACCAACGAGCTGCTGCCCGGTTCTTCGTTTGGAAGCATGATGATGCGGAAGCGAGTCCCTGGTCAGTCGGAAGAGACCAAGACCATTGCCAAACTGTCATCGTGGTCGTTCTCGAGTCACGGTGAGCGTTCGTGGATGGGAATCTTTGATGCGATTCAGGTCTGCTGTGCGCGCGTGGGACTGCCCAAAGCAATCATCATGGATGCCTGTGCCCTCTTCAAGGCTGTCGAGGATGCACGCAAGACACGCGGTGAGACCCGACGTGCTCTGATGGCAGGTGCCGTCTTTACAGCGTGTCGCCAGAACAACGCTACACGAACACATGAGGAGGTGGCGAATCTGTTTCACGTCTCGATCCGTGCTCTGTGCAAGGGACTGTCTCGCTTCACCACGGAGGCATCTTCGGTTCTCAATACGCAGTTGGGCATTGCCGAGCGTATCTGCGCGGACATGACGCTGGGCGACGAGGACCGTGACAAGATCATGATGATGATTACGGATCTGCCCGAGATGGAGCACACACCCAAGACGATTGTTGCCGGTGTTGTCTACCACATTCTTGCTGCTCGTCTTTCCGAGATTACCAAGGTTTCCGGTGTCAGTGCCGTATCAATCCGCAAGATGATGGACAAGTTACGCCATCGGTGAATAGAACGCAACCCACGAGAAGGGCCCTCCTCCAACAATCGATGCATTCACGTTCGACCCAGACACAACAAGGATTGCAGTGCTTCCGGTATTGCTGGGAGTCGCCCGCACAGCAGCTGTTGCAGTCAGTCCAAGAACACTGCACTCATCCCAAAAAGTTCCATTTGTACTTGTTATCATGACTCGGTACAGCCCCTTTTTCGCTGTAAAGAGAGTTGTCGTGCCAGTACCAACGTTGCTTCCGCGGAGGGAAAACATGCCACCTCCACCGGCATCCAGCACAGGTCCCTGGGCGTTTGACGACGCAAAGGTTGTTGTCGAATTCGAGTTCGTGTCGTGCGTAAAGACGATCGAGCCTCTGCCATCATCTGCTCGAAAGTCACCGTTGACATCGAGTGTGCGTGTACCCGGGTCCGTACCGATCGAGAGACCCTTCGATACACGGGCATATCCGGCCACATCCAAGCAAAGACGGTTGCCATACGGATTGCCGGGAGGCCAGTATGCCTGGTTGTTGGCCGTCATGGTCGTGTCCGTCTTTCCAATCGCAACCACGCCATACGCAAGATCGGCTGCAATCGCAATGTTGGACGTCGAGTTCGAGTATCCGAGCTGAAACTGATTGGACATGGCTGTGCTGCCCTTGACGCCGTTTCCGAGCAAGATGTTGTTGGCGCCGATACTTCCACCCTTGCCCGTCTGGTATCCAATGAGAATGTTGGAGGAGGTGCCGACACCGACACCGGCGTTGTTGCCGATGGCAATGTTGTTGGCGTTCGAACTCGAGTTTGCGCCTGCCTGGAATCCAAGAAAGGTTCCGTTGGACACATTGGAAATCCCCTGGCCGGCACCGTATCCAAACGCGGAGGTATACGAGCAGTTGTTTGCGTTCAGGCCCGCCGTCGTGCCCACAAACACATTGCCGTTGGAATCCGCAACATCTGCACGAAGCAAGATTGCGTTGTTTGCCGACACGGTGTCAATGTTGGAGAGTTCAATACTCGTTTGGAATCCCGTCAAGTCATACGTGTACACTGGACGAAACACGTTCGCCAACAGAGACTGGACGTTGGTCGTGCTACTCATTATTACTCATTTAGGTCTTTTCTGCGTCTAATATACAGCATGTCCTACACTCTTTTTCCGATCAAGGCATCCGAGCAGCACCTGTACAAGATGTATAAGCAGAGCGTTGCAGTGTTTTGGACGCCGGACGAGATTGACTTTTCCAAGGACCAGTCGGATTGGGCGAAGCTTACCGAGAATGAGAAGTACTTTATTGGCCGCGTCCTTGCCTTCTTTGCGGGGTCGGACGGCATCGTCATGGAGAACCTCGTGACGCGCTTCCAGGGAGAGGTGAGTTCCCAGGTGGTCAAGCTCTTCTACAGCTTCCAGAACGCGATGGAGGGCATTCACTCGGAGACCTATTCCCTGCTGATTGACACGTACATCAAGGACGAGGAGAAGAAGGCCGAGCTGTTTAATGCAATCGAGACCATTCCGTGCATCCAGAAGAAGGCGGACTGGGCGCTGGAGTGGATGGGTTCCGGCCAGTCGTTTGCCCACCGCCTGGTGGCCTTTGCATGCGTCGAGGGCATCTTCTTCTCGGGCGCCTTTTGCGCAATCTTCTGGCTGAAGAAGCGCGGTCTTCTCCCGGGTCTGACCTTCAGCAACGAGCTCATCTCGCGCGACGAGGGACTTCACACGCAGTTTGCCGTGTCGCTGTTCCACACGCTCGGAGAGAAGCCGGATCCTCTCATTGTGGGCCGCATCATTGCAGATGCCGTCAAGCTCGAGAAGGAGTTCATCTGCGACGCGCTGCCGTGCTCGCTGATTGGCATGAACGCCAAGATGATGAGTCAGTACATTGAGTTTGTGGCAGACCGTCTTGCTGTCCAGCTGGGCAATAAGAAGATTTACAATGTTGCAAATCCGTTTGATTTTATGGATCTCATTAGTCTCGAGGGCAAGACCAACTTCTTCGAGAAGAAGGTATCGGACTACTCGCGCGTCATGTCAACAGAGGCCATCTCCTTTACGGAGGAGTTTTAAAAACGAACTTCGAAGCAGCAAACGCACCAAGAAGCAATGATCTATCTACTGAAGTCAGGTATTCGTGTGTGGGTGCTCCGAGAGGAGGATCGTAATGGGGTTTTACTCGGCGTCTGTACGAATCCGTCGCCACAGTATATTGCCTTTACGGATAACGATATTAATCATAATGTTGATCATAATGAGTGCACGTGTTCTGTTTGCAAGGCTTAATACACAATGACGTTTCCAGCAGGTGTTGTTACTCGTTCATTGCCCTTTTCCGTAGGACCTGCGGGTTGAAGGCCACCCACCACATCGGTCGGCGGAGCAGCATCAGGGGCATATGCAACCGCAAAGTCGGTGAATTTTTGCTTCTTGCCAAACAGGATGCTAAACACTATCAGAACCACAAACAATGCAACGAATCCTCCAACGACGTACAATGCAATCCGTCCAAGATTCGAAAAAAGACCGCTCACAGTATTTCCTCCAGGTTGGTTTGCGGCATATGCTCCTAAACCAATCAAGGCAGCATCGCCCAGTAAACTGTCATCTCCGCCTCGTTGCTTACGGTGACGAGGCATTTGTTAGTCCTCGTGAAAGTTTTGTAAATCCTATCCGCCGTCCATTGTAAATGGAGCAAACCGTTCAAGTTTCTTTTGCGGCGTTGGCTGCGGTCATTACCCTTTTGATTGGCGTTGTGGGCTGGATCTACTGGCAGCAGACGCGCCTGTTTGCCAACATGAATGGAATCATCATGGTCATCGGTGAGCTGTCGCGCCAGCAGCAATCTGTGCCGGAACCTGAGCCCGAGAAGCCTGTGCCCGAGCCGGTCGTGCAGCAGGAAGAGGAGGAAGACGAGGATGACCGTCTCGAGGTGGAGCCCGAGGTTGTGGAGGGCCCGCCTCCTCCGATCGATACGGACACACTGGACGAGAAGACGAGCGCCGAGCTGAAGGATATGCTGACCAAGCGCGGCATCCCATTCGGTAAGCGCGATGCCAAGACGGTGCTGGTCGCTCTGCTTAAAGCCACGGCGTAAAGATAAACAATGAAGGTAATTAGTTTCGATCCAGGACTGCGCAACCTTGCCTATTGTGTTCTCGATGGCACCAACCGCACCGATGTAAAGATTGATGATTGGAATATTATTGATGTGCTGGGAGAGCAGGCGGGTGTTGGAGCGGCACGATGCCACAAGTGTTCGACTGCCGCACGGTATGAGCATGCATCCAATGGAACCTTTGCATGTAGCAAGCATACAGGGGCGCGGAAGCAGAAGGTCACAAAGACATCGCTAAACAAGAAGTCCCCCGATGAGCTGCGTTCGGATATTGGCAAGGCAGGACTCTCGACAACTGCTACGAAGAAGGCAGATTTGGTATCCTTGCTCTACAACCATGCCCAGCAGAACTCGTGGAAGAAGTGTGTGTCTTCTTCGACACAGGGTTCCGTGCTTGATCTGGCGCCTGCGATTATTGCTTGCTTGAATGCTCGCAGGGATATATGGAGAGGAGCAGACCTTGTTGCGATTGAGAACCAGCCCGAGCGCCGCATGTCAAGTGTCCAAGCCATGATTCACATGTACTTTACTATGAGTGGATTCAAGTGCACAGGTGTTTCGGCAACCCACAAGCTTTCGAACATTGTCACGGTGGATGACAACGTCAAGTCCTACAAGGGTCGCAAGTCAACCGGTATTACACATGCCTACGCGCTTGTCCCCCAGGCAAACCAGGCGCATTTTTCCAAGCACCCAAAAAAGGATGATTTGGCTGATTCGTTCTTGCAGGGTTTGTGGGTGATGGAGCACCACTAGACACGGACGAGAGCGCCAGCCGCAATGGGGTCGAAGCCACCACTGTGCTCCTTGTGGATGCCGTGGATGCACTTGATGGCGTAGAACTTGAGGTTGAACCAGACGCGAGCAAGCGTCATGGGATGGAGAGAACCGCGCACAACTCCAGCCTCCACCAGAAGAATGATGAGGTGCGCCGACACGCGGTAGTTGGGCGTCATTCCACAGTGCTTGAGATGGATTCGGTAGAACTCGTTGACAATCTCCGGCGTGATGGTGATTTTCTTGAAACTGTGGTAGCAATCATGGTCAACGGGGACGGGAAACTCGAGGATATCGTGGATGTAGGAGAGACAGAGATTGCACATCTTGGACGAGACCTATCGTATTGACAAGTTTAAAATCCGTTTTCCATGCTCTGCGTTTTAACTTTCAGAAGGACCTCCAAACCAAACAACAAAGAGATGGACACGGATCTCCTTGTCAATCCTAACATTGTCGGAGGACCCACACTGGAATCGGTTGATTTGCCCATGCTTGACTTCCAGGATGCGCCGCCGCCGCCCCCCGGACCCAATCTGATGCCGTCGATGGGAGACGCGGGGCCCATCAAGATGGACGGGCTCAACAACCTGAACGCCGAGGCCTATACGCCGTCGCGGACTGTGCGCATGTCGGACGAGGTGCTCATGAAGGAAAAGTACGAGCTGCTGCGCAAGTTTGAGCGTCTGTCCAAGCTGGGCGTGCCGATGCGCAAGCGCTTCACGATCGACTCGCCGCTCGAGGAGATGAAGATGGAGCTCGAGTTCATTCGTCGCGAAAAGTCGATGGACTCCACCATCAAGCAGTTCTCCGAGTGGTTCGTGACGGGCATGTCTGGCCTGGAGTGGGGCTCCAAGAACGTGCAGTTGCTCAAGGCATTCGGCCTTCAGCTCGATGGTCTTTCCGAGGCTGCCCAGATGAACGTCGTGGACCTCGAGGATGATTTCGAGGAGCTGTATGACCTGTATGGTGAAAACATGAAGATGCACCCGATGGTGCGCATTCCGCTGCGCACGTGTATGATGATCTACATGGTGCACTTGACGAACCAGATGACACGCAAGGCGCCGATCCCGAACATTGACGACATTATGCGCCAGAACCCGGACATTGCTCGTTCGCTGGCCGCAGCTGCGATGCAGAACCAGACTCAGCAGATGCAGCAGCAAATGCGTGGAACTGCGTCTGCGCCTGCTCCCCAGAATGCGCCGAACCCTCTGGCCGGTCTCATGAGCTTCATGCAGGGCGGTGTGCCTCCCGCTCCCCCGAACGTGGTCCCCAAGCAGCCTCCCGCTGACAAGAAGATTAATGTGGGTGTCCGCAAGCAGCCGTCGCAGATGCCGCCTCCCCCGCAGGCGCCGGTTGAAATGAAGCCGCCGTCGATGAACATTGACGACTTGCTGTCGGACATTAAGAAGACGGTGAAGGTGGACCCCAACTCCAGCAAGTCCCGCAAGAGCACGGGCAAGTCTCTTCAAATCAGACTTTAATTCCTCGTAACAGATAATGGAAGGCGGATACTTTTTGGGTCAAGGCGCAGATACGTGTGTATTTGCGCCGCCCGTAGATTGCGTGCAACCGGGTATTCCGCCAGGCGACAATGTGTCCCGCATCGTGCCCATCTCGGAATCCTACGAAGAGTACAATCAGCAGGTGGTAAGACGCGCACTCTTGTCGATTCATGACAAGATTGACCAAAGCCCGCAAGCGCAAATGTGGCTGATGGGTCGTCCGTTGGATGCGTACTTTAACTTTGCAATTGGTACATGTATTCCGTCTTTTAAAGAGTCCGATTTGAAGAATATCGATGGCAGCCCTCATTCATGCCAGCAACATATTGCTCTTGGAAGAAACAACCAATTTCTCAATTTTATTACACCGAGACAGGATGCGGATCTTATCAAAAAATCGCACCCGCTTCCAGAGACATTGCGGGAAATTCGGCCGATCTTTCACGTATTATTGCTTCTGAATGCCGAGGGAATTTTGCACGCTGATATCCACTACAAGAACGTAGCATGGATGGGCAATCATATCGTACTCCACGATTGGGGACGTGTATTGGATGGAGTCACTGCACTGACGAACCATCTCACGTTTCATCAATTCGGCGATGCAAACGTCAGAAGACAATTTACGCATCAAAACCAGTTTATGCAACTTGTGGGACCTGCGATGGTAATGGGTGTGTCGTCATATATACCACATCAACCGAAAGAGTACATGCGTTTCATGCGAGTCTTTGATATTGCTGGATTGCTTGCAACTGTAATGTTCGTATATCCGCAAATAGGAGGAGACACCGCAAACAGCCGTTTCTTGATGCCGCTACGGGATCTGTTGAATACAGCTGCGTCCCCGGATGAAATAACCAAGGGAGCACATGCGGTTGTGGATGACTTTTTGAATCATGCGATTGCAAGGGTGACGGGTCTACCTCCTCCATCTCCGCCTGTTTCAGCCCCTATCGTCCGCCCTCTTCCTCGCCCGGCTATTTTGCGCCCCGCACTGCACCCGGCACCTATGCCTCTTCCGCCTGTTGCTCCCCCGCCTGCCCCGGTCCGTCCACTGCACCCGGCACCTGTTCCACTTGCCCCTCCACGCATTAATCTGTCGTCGAGGCCTCCTCGCCCATCCGCTGCAATCCCTCCCGTCCCGCTTGCACCAGCAGCAGCACCAGCAGCAGCACCAAACAACTCGCTTATTTCTGTCGCAATGTCCCGTATCTTTGGGCCTGCTGCGCCACCACCTGCCCAGCCTGCCCCGGTTCCGCTTGCTCCTATACTCGAAGTAGTGCCCGCACAGCGTCGCCGTCGCGGAAGTATTGGAAGTGGGCGCAAGACACTGCGCAAGTTGGTTTAGATGGTTGTAGGGTAGTATATATAATGGACGTCCGTGAGAAGATTGCGAACATTCTCGTAAACAAGCGGACGTATGAGTGGGAGCATATTCTTCCCATGATTCCGGACGGGATGCCGTTTCCTCTTGCAGTGCTGCTTACTGGCTCGTCGACAGTGGCGGGTCAGATGCGTAAGGAGACTCCAGCGTCGGCTTTTTCTTCGTCTCAAACCCTTCAGGAGTTGCAGCAACCCCCGATGCCAGAATCACGAATCCAGCCGTCAGGATCAGCGACACCACCAGGTCGCGCGTCGCAATAAAGCACATTGCAAACACACCTATACGTCTCAAAATGATATTCCGCGCGCGCTCCTTCGGGTTCGTACTGAATTCATCGACCAGGTATCTCGAACCGATATTCAACAAAATCATCATGATTCCCGCGACGAGTTTGTTGTTATTGAGTTGGTCGAGAAGAGAGAGTTTCATTGTTCTTTGACAAAGATTAAGATACCGGCGCCGCAGTCGACTTGGTGCTGCCTGCGCTGACTGTCTTGGAGTCATTCACGCCATCGTCCGACGAGACCTTGGCAACGTCCGTGCTCTTGGAAGACGTGACGCTAGGCGGTGTCGATGTGGCATCCAGTGCAGCCTTGATCTTGGCCTTGTCATCTGCGCTCATGGACCCCAGATCCGTGTTGAACTCCAGCATGTGCGAGGCGCGGAGTATGGCGATCGCCAGGAAGAAGGCAACCATCTTGCTCATGTGGCGCCACACATAGTAGACGAGGGCAAAGGCCGCGAGCTTGCCGAGACTCGGGGCAACAAACGGTGTCAAGACAGTCGGGTAAAACACGAGGACGCCAATCAGCACTGCCGAGACAATCATTTCATTCTGACGAGACAACTTCATTTGATTCCTCGCCATATTTTTCTGCGGTTTGAGTAATGTTGGACTACGCATCCTTGGAGGATGCGCATGGTACTGCTTTTAAAGTCTCCGCGCCGGTTCCTATGACGAGTGTGGTTGCGAGCACTGTGCCCACGCTCCCGTTGGACCCGCGTGCGGACCTGATCCCTGCCCCGTCCCAAAAACCGGTTCCTGCGACTGTCCAGCTCCCGGAATCCGTTCCCGATGACAAGCTGTCTCGCATTCTGCGTCTCGTCGAGCAGAACAAGACGGGGTACGAGCGTGCATCCAGCCAGGATCTGTTACTCTATATCTTGACCGGTGTCGTGTTTTTGTTTACGTTTGATACCTTTGTTTCGTTGGGGAAGCACATGGCTTAAAAACGAAAATCAACCGACATACTGAAAAAAGCAGCAATGGATACCAATCGAGGCACATGTGCAGGTGGAGCCAATACGAATGTCAGTGGCAAGACGTTTGAGCAAAAGACGGAGAATGAGACTCGTCTTCTAGAGCAAGGTTTTGTTCGGAAGACCATTCCGAAATGCAATGGCAAGTACAATTACTACCTCGAGAAGGACAATGTGCGGTACATGACACAAGGTGGATTGAAGGCATACTTTGGGCACTTCTTTCCCAATCTACGGGTCGCACGCTCGCCAGACGAGGCGTATTTGATTCAGACAGGCGATACCTATATTCTCAAGATTCTGGAGAAGAAGAATCAAAACTCTGCAGGAAGCGTCGACACGAAGCTTCTTGCGGGCCTGGGGTTCGTTCGAGAGTACAAGTATCTTCTTGGTGAAAAGTTCACAATCAAGTATGCGTTCTGTCTTTCATCCTTCTTGAAGACGCAGTATATTGACAATTCGGGAAAAAGTGAGGCACTCCGTCAAATCAATAAAGAGGAAAACATCGTGGTTCTCTTTGGAGAAGACGCTGACTACTATGAGACACTTGATGCATGGATTAGTTCGTGATGAGAACTTCGTTCACACGAGCTTCGGGATTCTTGGAGTTGATTGCTCTCCTACAATTTATAATTTTTGTAGTGTAGCGCGGTGCAGGAAACGCATTCCGCACATCTTCTACATCTGCGTTGCTCATGAGGAACTTTGCATCCAAATTGGAACAGAGACCAAAGAGTGTCGCGTGATTGTCTACCGTAAATCCATCTGCAGTATACGACACGAAGGATGTGCCTGCATAGGGTGGGTCAAGATACACAAAGTCGCCCGCAACAACCTTGCTTAAGGAATCGCTGAAGGATGCGGTGGTAAACACCACGTTCTGTATGAGCAGCGATACAGCGCGAATGTGCTCCTCATCTAGAATGGATGGATTCTTGTAGTTTCCAAACGGAACGTTGAAACCATGTGGGCCCTCACGATACACGCCGCGAAAGCATGTCTTGTTCATGAACAGCAGCATGGCAGACCCGGGAGATGTTGTGCGATTCTCCTTCGTCAAGGCGTTGAACCGCGACCGAATCCAGAAGTAGTAGGATTCCTGCGAAGTGAGTGCTTCGGCAAGTGTGGATGCCTTGCGGTTGACTTCCATGTTTTTGCATGATGCAAACTCGTCCGTTAGCTTCTTTACCTCTGCAATCAGACCATCTGGATTTGATTGGATATTCTTGTAGAGTCCAATCAAATTCGAGTTCACGTCACTTGCATAGATTGTTCCACTCACCTTGATGGTTTCGTCCGCGAGAAGAGCTAGAAGCACACTTCCGCCTCCCAGAAAGGGCTCGTGGTAGTTGTTGATGTTCTTCGGAAACAGTGCAAGTACGTTGTCAATAATCTGTGTCTTTCCACCAACCCATTTGAGGAATGGTTTCATTACGTATTACAACCCTTGTACGATATTGTATTCGTTTTTATTGGTGCATCTGCTGGTCGGGGCGCAGGCGAGTCTCCAGCGAAGAGAACTGGTCGAATCCATTGTCGAGGTACTCGATCTCCAGCGTCATGGACCAGTTGATGCTCGTCGCAAGCGTCGATGTGGTGGCAGCCAAGCCCGTGTTGGTCCAATACAGGAACCCTTGACTTCCCTGCTGGGAGTGAAGGCGTGTGCGAATCCGCAGACGGTCCAACTTGCCAATCGCAGGTGTATAGTGCGCAATGTTCTCCTGCTCGTTGTGGTCATTGTACTGCACAAAGTAGGACGCCGTTGTCGTCGACTTGTTTGCAGACGCAACCACCGGGATCTTGGCAAAGAAGGCATCCGGGAACTGCGACTTGTTGCCCTGGTACGCCGTCTCGTCCGTCTTGTTGAGACCATCCAGCTCAATCACAAAGTACGTAGGATACGGTGTTGCCGCTATCGTATCTGCAGAATACGTCGCATTCGGCAAATTCTGTCCGTTCAAATACGAATGCTGGACCGCCAGATCAATCGTAGGAAACTCGGCACCTGCGAGACGAATAGCCACGACCTTCTCGTAGACACGCGGCAGGTAGACCACAAACTCGCCGTTCGTGTAGTTGATGCCCGTATCACGATCTGCAGAGTCAATGACCAGCGTCTTCTTGACGGTCCGCAGCTGGGGTGTGGGAGTGGATTTATGGACAAGAACTCCGTTGCGGTCAAAGTTCATTTACTCTTCCGTCAGCAAACTTTATACGGTAAAAAACAAATGAGTGACCAAGCTATTTCTGCATCAGTGTCGTGGACGACGACATTAGAAACGTACTTTGCGCGTACTGCGGAAAAAGCCCATGGACTTTCCATGATGCACAAGGACGCTGAAGGGTTCGTTGGAACACAGCGTACAAGTGTCGATATTCCGGTTATTGTCTTATCGGGCGTCACGGGATTCGTATCGGCCCTTTCCTCCTCTCCTTTATTGAGTGCCAACCAGGGCGTCGTCTCCGTCGCGTTAGGATGCGTCTCGTTGTTTGTCGGTATTCTCAACACTACCGGCTCTTATTACCAGTTTGCCAAGCGCACCGAGGGGCACCGCATTAGTGCCATCCAGTGGGGCAAGCTGTTTCGTTTCTTGAACGTGGAAATGTCGCTCCCCCGCGATGAGCGCATGAACCCGCAAGATCTGCTGAAGATGACCAAGGAAACCTATGATCGTCTGCAAGAGATATCTCCGCTGTTACCTGAACAGGTTGTTGAAAAATTTAAGGATAAGCTCGCCAAGTACAAGGACATGGACATTGGTGTCCCTGATGAGGCAAACGGTCTGGAGCGCGTCACCGTCTACGTGGAAACGCCCGAGATGTCTATCAAGTCCCCGCCTATTTCGCCCCCGGCCACATTGACTTTGCGCCTTCCGGAGAAGGCAACCGCAGTTTCGATATAGAGTACTGCCGCTTGCGATACAGCGCCATTCGCTGCTGAAACTGGTTGCGGAACTGCGGGTCCACAATATCCAGAATAATCGGATCCATCGTTCTCTTCGACTTTTCTACGCGCAAGATGCGCCCCACGATCTGGTCAATATCCGGTCGTGGAGTCGCCATCATCAACGTGTTGAGTGTCGCCAAATCAAAGCCCTCTTTGCACATGGAATAGGTCGCAATCAAGATTGACTTGGTTGCCATCAGTTCCGCCCTCTTGTCCGCCTTTACACCTTGCCCCAAAATACCCGTCTTTTCCCGAAGTTCCGGTGTCAGCGCTGCTTGCAGGTCCAAGCAATGCTGTACCCTATCCGACAGCACCAGAATCTGTCGCCCCTCATCTATCACATCCTCTAGAATCCTCGCCAGCCACTGTGTCCTATCCTCACACTCTGCAAGCTTGTTAATCATGAGCGGCGCAGACATCAATCCCTGCGAACTATAAATGATCTCGTTGAACTTGGTATCGTAATTCTCATACTCGTACACTTCCACCTTGACTGCCGTATCTACTGAATCGCCCATATCCGACTTGTACAGCATGGGTCCCAAGAACCAGTTGATCACATACATTAGCTTGTCCTTGCGCTCGGGAGTAGCAGACAGACCCAGCATGTACTTGGACGTAATCTTGGGCAGCGACTGGACAAACACCTCGGACGCAATATGATGGCACTCGTCTACAATCACGAGCCCAATGTTTTGAAAGACCGCACTATCAATCTCCCTCATCGACAACGTTTGCAGCATCGCAATCACGAAATCACACCCTACCACCTCCACCTTGTCTGCCTGAACGCGTCCAATGACTGCATTCGGCAGGAACGCCTTGATCCGCTCCTCCCACTGGTCGCGCAGGAAGGTATTGTGCACAATCACAAGCGTCGGCAACCGCAACTGGCTCGCAATGTACAGAGCACACACCGTCTTGCCTCCACCCGTCTGCAGCGAAATGAGTCCATCATGCGGCTCCGGCTTCAGGAAGGAATCCACCACTACCTGCTGAACCGGGCGTATGCTCCCCACAAACGTCCAGTGACTCGGATGTGTCTGTTCCACATCTCGAGCAGGCACCTTGCCGAACTTGTCGAGTCCAAAGTGCTTTGGAACATACATGAACTCTGCGTCTTCCTGAAACACGGGATACTTGGGCACGAGATGCGGCTTGACAAATGCAGATGGAATATACGGTCGCACCGTCAGCTCCTTCTTGAGATCTGCGACATTGACGTCCTTCTTTGCCACGCGATAACCACGTAGAGTAAGCATTACCACTTTCTATTCTTCAACCGGAAGATTCCATTTTTACTGGGGAAAGACGTGGAGCGACATGCGGATCACATCGCGGATTGCGGAACGAACACGGCCGCACTCGAGATCGCCCGAGTCGTACAGAACCGAGGGCGCCATTGCGCTGTCGACCTGGACATGGTCGCACGGGTCCTCGTCAAGGCGAACGGCATCCAGGACCGTCTCGACATAGTCCTCCACGCCACGTGCATTCATGAAGCAGTGACGCGTCGTGTGACCGCCACCGACAACGGAAGTCTTGAAGGCGACATCATACACATCCGTCGGGCGACCAAAGTACGAACCCTCACCCGGAGTAATCGTGATCACATCATCACGCGAAGGGCCATTCTTGGAAACAAAGATAACGCGGACGAGGTACATGATATACTTCCTTCATGGGTCCTGCTTTTAAATAGGACCGTCCTCGTCGACCGGCTCAAAATCCTGTTCCGCCTCGCGATTGCCCACTGCCTGGAAATCTCCGTAATCACCATTGTCTGCACCCTCTTCCTCGTTCTCGGGTCCCACAGCTTGCCCCACACCGACCTCGGGATTGACTTCTGCTTCTTCCTCGCCCAGTTGTACTGCAAGCTCCTTGGCATACTTGCTGCGATCCTCCTTGGTGATGAGCATGAAGGGAACCATGCCACGGTCCATCATGTCCTTGTAGTTTTGCCGCTGGTCGTCCGGCATCTCCCGCAGAGTTTGCGTGATTTGATTACGCTCCTTCGCCCGCAATGTGTTGGACTCCTTCTTCGCATCCGTGTAGTTCTTGGTGATTGCATACAGGGTAATATCCCTCTTGGCAATCTTCTCAAACGCCGTCATCTGTGCTTCCGTCATCTTTGAAAACATCTCCTTCAAGTATCCTTGCGTAATGTCGCGCAGCAGGTCGTCACCCACTGTCGTATCGATCTTGCGCACGGGGTTCGGGACACGCAGAGCAACAGCCAAGCGATTGAGAATCAACAAATTGGTTTTCCACGAATCCGTCATCAGTACTTTGCTGGGCTTCAGCTTGAGACGCGCACCGACTGCTGTCTTGTTTTCAATAATTGTAGTGGCAATCGTGTCTCCTGCAAGTGTTGGATCCACTCGATCAACAGATTCCGGAACAACTATTTTTCCAAGAAGAATCGGCGCTTGTCCAATACGCGGGGTCACCTCGGAAATCCACGACATACGGGTGGACGGGCAAGCCGGAAAACTGGTTTGTGTGCCGAACTGCTCGGGCGTCGGGGGCACCAAGTTGGGAACGGGCGGCAGCGGCTCCGGCGGAGGAGGCGCGAGCTGAACATACGCACGGGCCTCTGCAAGTTTCTCAACGATTCCCTTCATATTCGCAAACGTCTTGACGTTCATCACCAAGACACTCTTTGCAGTTTTGGGATTATTGAGAATTGCACGCATGACATCTGTCGAAGGGCCCTGGAAGGAAGTGGGGAATGCTTCGAACGTCTTGCGGAAGACACCGATCAGTCCATCGGCCAAGTTGTAGTCCTTCTCGCCCGGTTCCGCATCGCGAGGGAAGCCGGTGAGTTTCAGCGGCTTCGGACCGAACGAACGGCGGGGCACCAAGGCAGGAATGTGGATTTGTAACAACAGCATCACGCCGGCAATACCTGCAAAGCCCATCGTAGTCGGCGACGCTTTCGGCAGTCCACGCGCCAGACGAACCTTGGCAAGGATCTGGTCAACATAGATGGGACTCGGCAATACTTGCAAGAGACTCAACATCAGGTAAAAACTAGAATCAACGGGATCTGCCATGTTGATTCCGCACCGGGTCTTGATCTCTTCGAGATTCATTGCAAACTCCATCGCACCTCCTCCTTCATAGACGGAGGTGTCCAGGATATCGTTGTGGCGCAACGCACGTCCCTGATCATCGAATCCCATTTGGTTCACGAGCAGGTTGGTGGTCACCACTTCTCCGCATTCGGTACAAACTCCATCCCTCGTCCAGCGTCTGTAGAACCGAGGAGAATCGCGTTCGGGCGTAAGGAGCTGCAGCGTGTGATCACAGCAAACAAATAAGCCTTCCGGATCATTCCAATGGAAACTGTCATGCAAGGCTGCTTCCAACAATACATTGATTGCTCGAAGTTTGTCTTCATCTTCTCGTTTCGAATCCGAGAGAATCGACAAGACCTTTTGCCGAAGCTGCGACGGCTGACGGACAGGGGCCTTGGGTCCAGAAAACGGTTTTGCCTTCACAACAGGCAGCTTGTATTTCGCCAGGATACGGCGATAGTCCTCAATGATCTTGGAGGATGTCGAATCTTCCCACTTTAGTCTGTTTCCATATCCCACTTGCTTGCGCTCCTCCTTGACAATCTCCAGGGGAATGCACTCGTAGCGGTTGCCGATCCACTTCTTCTTCGAGTCCAGGACATCGTACTGACGCACACTTCCTTGCAGCAAGAACTGGTCGAATCCCAGCCCCTCCAGACCGCACTTGTCGAGGGGAACCTCTGCATATCTGCCGAGTTCCGATCCGGAGAAGGCTGCCATGACGCCGGCACTTGCAGCATCCGACAGCAGCATCTTGATGACGAGAAATCCGCCATCCACCTGATTCTCCAACCACAGGCGAGGCGACAATCCGGGAGAGTACGTGGTTCCGTATTCCTCCAGCAACTTGTTGGAGGGAGCCACGACTTTCGGGTTTGCTATTTCAATCTCTGTGCGGGGCGGTGTTGACTCGACAATCTCGGCGGGAGGAAACCGGCGCTTCCACAGTTCCCACGGAATGGCAGAAAGGGCAACGTCATAAATCTTCAAGAAATGGGCACCTTGGACGTACGGGTCTTTTGTCACGGGAACTCCATGTTCCATCACGGCATCGAGCTCCGGAATCACTTCGGCAATCGGGTGCTGACTCGGAACGAATCGCGCTTTTGAATCTTCAAAGAAAGGGTGACCAACTAACGGATTGGGTACGGCATCCTTGCGTTCTGCGAGGTAGTATCCGATAAAGGTCATGGTGTCGTTGGTGCCATCCACCGGCACATTCTCAATGGAGAGTTTTCCGTTGTCAAAATAGCGCGAGGTGGACATTGCAAATGCCGGAAGGGCACGAGCAGCATATGCGCCTTCTGTGTCTACAAACTCGGTAGGGCGTGAAAAGGAGTAGATCTGTCCGTCCCGCGTCGCATACGGGTGCGGCATGGCTCCCAGCAAACGTGGGTATCCGTTCGCAACATCTCGGGTTTCCATCAGCGGCGCAATGGATTCACGCACATTGACCTCTTGCAGTTCAAGCTCCTTGTACACGGGAGAAATCCAATCAAAGGAGCGGCGAGTAAAGGGCTTCTGCACAGTGTATCCATCGGGAGTCTGCACAACGTACGTCTCGTACAAGTCACGGTAGCGATCCACTTCTTGCTTGAGTTGGTCCAGCTGATACTTGGTAGGGTGTCCAGCAGGCATCAAACGTTCAAACGAATCCGTCAGCTGATCGTCCAATGTAAAAAATTGAAGATTTTGAGCACGCTGTACTTGTTCATCGATTTCCATGACGTCGCCTATGAGTTGGAATTCATCCGTCTTGAACTCCAGATACCCGCTCATTATACAGAACGAAGAATGGTTTCGCAGAGTGCCACCGCCTCCTTGACGAAGCGGTCGACAACCTCCCTGCCGGACATGCTGGTCCAGAACCGGATGTTGAGTTTGGGTGTGAGCGGGTGGCCAATCGTGTAGCGAACATCCTCGACCTTGGGAGGACCTGCAGAGTAAATCATCGCCTGGGCCAGGGCGCCGAGCGTGTGTCCCTCGGTCGGAATCTCGAGCATGTACGCGCCCTCATCGTCCTTGACAACATCTGCCTTGTTCATCTCCAGAATCTTGCCCTTGAGAATCTCGAGCGCCTTCTTCAGCAGATCCTTGGCATCCATGACACCAATGCTCTCTACCGTAAAGTCGAACCAGTTGGGCCGGCCCTCGCTGTCACGCGACCAGCACCGCTGCACATCGTGGTTGTCAAAGACATCGAGATCGCCATTCTCTGCAATGACGCGATCGCGTTCCTGCTTTGCGAGCTCCATGTCAATGTGATTCTTGAAGGTTGCGACGCACACCTGGGAGCCAGCACCGACCGGGCGGCCATCGAGCACGCCGTTGTTGCCGGACACGACTGCAAGGGATGCCGTGACGTGGAGGGCCTTCTCCGGCTCAATCGCCCAGAAGTACAGCGGGGTGCCCAGATCGCGGTCCTTGAGAATGATGTCCTGGCGAGGACCATTCACCGTAAAGTCCGTCGACATGGCAATCCGGCGCTCGGGGCTCGGGTCCATGCGGATTGAAATCTTGGTGTCGCGCACAACACCGAGCTCGTCGGGACGCACATTGATGGGGAGCATCTCGGTACGCAGACGCAGCATCTCGTACTGAATCTCCTGGGATGTCGACTCGTGGATCTGCACGTTCGTCACCACGACGGTCGGAAGCTCGGACAGAAGGATGCGGCGTAACGCATTGACAAACGCAACAGGGACATTCTTGAACTCGCAATCGACACGAAATCCATTGAGGGAAGTCTTGAGGTTCTCCATTGTAGTTTGTTATTCTTCGTTTCCTTTCTTTTCGTTTTTTTAACAGAAGCACACAATGGCAGCCAACCAACCCGTCTTGTTTTACAGTTCTCGTTGTGGTCACAGCAAGCAGATCCTCGACACGCTGTCTGCCATGAACAAGAACACTCTTTGCCGCATGATCTCCATTGATGGACTGACGCGTGCCCAGCTGCCGCCGTTTCTGCAAAAGGTGCCGACGCTGTATCTGCCCGAGACGAAGGACGTCTATGTCGGCAAGGACATCTTTAGCTACATTGCCAAGCCCGTGACTGCGCGCCGCGAGACACCGGTGGCTGCTGCGCCGGGTGCTCCTCCTGCGACTGCGGCGACGGGCCCGTTGGAGTCGTGGTCCTTCTCGACATCGGGCGGGTTCTCGGACGCGTACTCCAGCTGGGACGGCAAGACTGCTACGACGGACCAGCTGCACTATACGTTCCTGTCGGGACCTGCGCCGTCGGGACCGTTGGGCCCCCAGACGACCCAGAGCGGTGGTGACGCGGACAAGTACAGCAAGAATGAGGATGTTGCGACTCGCCTGAAGAGGATGGAGAGCGAACGCGAAAAGGAGTTTCAGGGAGTTGCTCGGAAATAAACAAGCATGGATTCGAAGCAGAAGCAGCGTGTCCTCCAGGCATTCTACAACACACTTGGCGAGTTTCTCAACCAGCTGATTGCATGCTTTCCGAATGATCCCGATTTCCCCGCATACAAGACCGCCATGGACATGATGAAGATGGGCAACCCTGCACTCATTCCCACCGAGTTTTCCAAGAATGTGACGCCGTTTGAGGCCACGCTCCGTGCGCGTGACAGCAAGTTCTTTCTCGAGTACTCGTTTTCCGAGATCAAGGAGGTGGATGTGGATGTGATTGGCAAGCTGAAGGGGCTGTGGACATCGCTGTCTGCGAGCAACCAGACAATCATGTTTGATTACGTTATTCTGCTGCTGGACCTGGCAGCACGTATCCAGTAGGCATATCAAACTCATTTGCGCCGGTGGTGGTCACCAGCTCTTCCAGCGCCTGCTTGGGCGTTTCAAAGTTCCGAAACAGGATTTGATTCACTTCGGCAGGTGTCCACTTGTCATCCAGCGACGGATCATTGGGAACAACCAAGGACGGATCCTCGTAAAACGCAGTCACCATCTCCTGCAGAATAACACGCGAACACTTTTTGAAATGGACAATCATGTCGACACGGCCCGGACGAATCAGGGCCTTGTCGATCCGCTCCGGATAATTGGTGGTAATAATGAGAATACGGCCGTTTGCTTCGAGGGTACCATCGAGCAAGTTGAGCAAGAACGACAGGTCAAACTTGTCCTTTTCCTCCTCCTTGTTGCGGCCAAAGAACTCCTCCTCCTCGGACTTCTTCTTGGGCTCGGGGCGCATGAGATCGCGACGCAGAACAGTGTCGCCCATTGCATCAATGTCCTCAATCACATATAGTCGTTCGCTGACGGGGATGGTGTACTTTTCAGTATTGGTCCCGTTGTAGACGTATATTTCATCGTTGAAGAAGAGATGTTGGAGCTGCTGCTTGGTTTTGATTTCAGAGAGCTGGATGTTGATGATGTGCCGGCGAGCACCGTTTGCGACCGCCTTAATCGTCGACGTCTTGCCTGTGCCCGGTGGTCCGTAAAGCATGAAACCAAGCGTGTAAGGAATACCCTTGCGTTCATACCATCCACGATTCTCGAGAAAAAACTTGGTGCGGGCTTGGACATGCTTGCGTTGTTCAAAGAAGACATTTTCAAACGTCTTGTTGGTCGTAAATTTGGTTTTCGAGTAAATCAGATGCGTTGTCGGCAGCGGGTTTTGCGTGGACCCCTTCACCTTGGTCTGCACAACCTGATCAAAGAAATAACGATGGAGACCTAACTTGTTTGCCATCTTGCGCTCGTAATCTGCCTGGCACATGTCGATAAACTTTTGCAGGTGCTGGACATCGTGCTCGTACGACAGGAGCAAGAACTTGAGAATGTCCACGTTTCCGTCAGTGACCTTGAGTTCGTTGAGCTTGAAAAAGATGTCCTCGTCAATCTTGATGGGTTCGTACTC